CTGCCCTTGCTCGATTCCGTTCCAACTCTTCCTCAGTCCAAACCTTTGTAATCTCCAAATGTTTTGGCTTCACATAAGCTACGCGCATTAATTCTCTAAATACTGGCAATACTGGTGGGTCTTTAGGCAGCGCATCTAAAACTAGCTTGAATGTATCTGGGCTATCCTGATAACCACCTAGCTTTTCAGCCCATTCATTCATGGCATTTACAATTCCAGCATCTCTGCCATCCTCAAGCTGTTGACCAGTTTTGTACATATTGATGAATCGAGAACCATAGTTACCTTGCAAGGTGGCAAAAATCTTCTGCACCCAAAGGTCAGGCAATCTTCTTGTGGCTTCCATGTATAACCCTTTCATCACCAAAAATAGAACGCGCTGCTGATAGATTCTGAGATTGCGTAGTTGTCATAGTATTGTCTTTAGGTAAAACCCATTCAGCTTTAAATGAAACCCAGTTACGTTCACAACATATCTGTAATGCTTGTGAGATATTCAACCCAGCTTTACGCGCTTCTCTTTCAATGCCCTTTATCGCTGTTGCTGTGATGGTAGCTTTTTTGGATTTGCGTAAACTTACAAAATCATTCCAAACATCATCAAAAATGCCATCAGGTCTGTATATAGTTTTTATTGGTTTATGATTTATGATTAATGATTCTTGATTAATGATTAATGATTGGTTGAACGGTTGTTCAACAGCCGTTGGATTTCCGTTCAATCTAGCTTTAGCAGATGCCTTCCCAGCCTTACACGCTTGCTCATGTTTGGCTTGGTAACGTTGTATCTCCGTATCGCATCTTTCGTGTATCCAGCCATTGGGTGTATTAATAAAAAACTCACCAAGCAAAGCAAATGCCATTTCAGAATTTGTTATCCTTAACTTTCTCAAGGTCATATCCAAAGTGTCAATTAATAATGGCTTCTCAGAATCATAATAATACATAACCAATCTAAAGTAAGTTGCCTCTTCCTCTAGTGTCAGGTGTGCAGTATTGCTTACCCATTCTTTAATCTCAAGTTGAAAATAGTGCATCAAATTTTCCTTTTCGTGTATGCAGCAAAAATATTATAATACAAGTAAAAAAATAAACGCAACTTTATTTTAAGATGTTGATAGAAATAATTAATTCAGCTTTCCCACCTTTAAATTTTTCCCTTCGTTCCACAAGCAAACGGTCAATTTGACTATCATCATCAAACAGCCCAGCTTGAACTAGAGCATCCATGCAGCTTTTTAAAAAATTATCTAAGTCCCTTATTCTTTTATCTTTTGGATACAGCAATACGGTAATAAATAATCTTGCATCACCAAAATTAACATCAGCTAGTCGCACCTGCTCTGCAACATCTGCTTTAAATTGCACAGCCTTTTTGGTTAAAAATCTGCGATGACCGTAGAAACCCCAATAGCTATTGATGCTCGGTGGGAATGGTATGGTCAAAAATAAAGTTTGCATTGTGTAATAGATGTGTATTATAATACTTCATGGTAACACTTGTTGCCATACACGAAAAGGAGAAACAAGATGTCATACGATAAAAGCTACGATAGCTTGTACGAAGAAGCTGAGTTTAGGAAGGTTGCAATAGATGCTGTGGTCAAAGATATAATGGTGGACACATACAATCCAAAAGAATATGACATATTCATGGAAGCCATCCACGAAGATTCATTGTATTACAATGTCAATGAGGAAAAATTTAAAGCAGCTATTGCATCAGGTAATTTTGAGGCAATAGGCAGGGAGATAGGCAGGGCGGTTTTTAACTACTGCGAACTTAAAGCTATTAATTTAGCTTCTGCCAGATTTGATGATAGGGACAGAACTAGAGATTCAGGTTCAAACTATATGAGGGTTAACCATGAAAACTTTTAATGATTTACGCGCTATCAATGTCAATGACCACACCGAGAAAAAAGGTAAGCTAACTTATCTCAGTTGGGCTTGGGCTGTAGATGTTCTATTACAGAATGACCCAAAAGCATACTGGTCATACGGCATACCAGCCACATACGCTGGTACTGTTATGGTATTTTGTACGGTCAATGCGTTTGGTAAAAGCATGACAGCGCATCTGCCTGTGATGGATTACAAAAATCAGGCTATAGAGAATCCAAATAGCATGGCAGTCAACACAGCGATGCAAAGGTGCTTGGCTAAAGCTATTGCACTACACGGTATCGGTCTGTACATCTATGCAGGTGAGGATTTGCCAGAATCCCCACCAATAGAACCTAATAAACTTGAGCAGCTTATTATGGACATACTGCAATCTTCAACAATGGAACAGTTGGTCATTGATTATGCGGATGCCGTTAAATACTGCAATAATGACCAAGATGCGCTAAAGGAAGTTATGGCTGCTGGAATAGAAGCGAAGTCAAGGCTGGCAGAAAGGCAAAAAGATGAAAAATCTTGAGCAAGGCTCGCCTGAATGGAAAGAAGCTAGGCTTGGTCATGTGACAGCAAGCTGCATGACTGATGTAATGTCAAAAGGTAAGGCTGGAGAATCAGCCACACGGAATAGCTACAAGCTAAAACTGGTGGCAGAAAGATTAAGCGGTAAAATATCAGAATCATTTACTAATGCAGCTATGGAGTGGGGTATACAGCAAGAAGAAGCTGCTGCAATGACTTATGAAGCCACTCAGGGAGTCTTTGTTGATAAGACTGGCTTTTGGTTGCATGAAAAAATTAAGTGGCTTGGAGTATCACCTGACAGGCTGGTTGGTGACAGGGGATTAATAGAAATAAAATGCCCTAACACAAATACTCACTTAGACTACCTTTTGACAAAGAAAGTTCCAGCCAAGTATTATATGCAGATTCAATGCCAGCTATGGGTAACAGACAGGGATTGGTGTGACTTTGTATCCTTTGACCCTAGACTGTCAAGGAAAAATCACCTGTTTATTGCTAGAGTTGAGAGGGATGAAGATTTGATAGCTTCAATGGAAGTGGAAGTAAAGTTGTTCTTGGCAGAAGTAAATTCTATAATCACCAAACTAGGAGAGTAAATCATGGCAGTTAATAAATTTATCGGCATTGGCAATGTAGGTCGTGAACCAGAGGTACGCTTTATGCCAGATGGCAAGTGTGTATCTAATTTATCTATTGCCATTACGGAACGTTATAAGGATAAGCAGGGTGTGCAGAAGGAAGTCACCGAATGGGTGAACGTAGTATTCTTTGGAAAGCTGGCAGAAATTGTGAAGGAGTATGTTACTCAAGGTCAGCAAATATATGTCGAGGGAAAGCTGAAGACTGAGAAGTATGAAAAAGATGGGGTAACAAAATACTCCACCAAAGTTGTTGCTGAAACAATGAAGATGCTTGGCAGCAAAGGTGATAAACCAAAACAAGAAAAAACATCTAATACAAATGAGAAAGAAGTAAATCCATTTGGGGAAGATTGCCCCTTTTAACGCTTCGGGAGAGATGGCAGGTGTAGCTACCTAAAAAAGCGTATCCTTTTCGTGGTCATCTCTCCCACCTTTTTATAGCCCCAGACCAAAATCTGGGGTTTTTTTATAATATATCTGCATGGATGTTGATATATGTCAAATAAATAGATGTAATAGTGTGTATTATCTAACTGTAGCAAATATAAACAACCACGAAAAGGAAGAACAAAATGTTTACTGCAGACAATATTATAAATGATGGAAAAATGAAGGTAATGAAGTTTTCTGAGGCAATAGCGATAATTGATAGCAAGCGCGAACACTTGGGATTGGGGCTGCTAGAAACATTGATGATGTACAGGGACAACCCAGATGCGTTTTGGCTGGATGAGCAGATTGCCTGCAAGCTGGTGACTAGAGAAATGTCAAAACTTTTTTAATATGTCCGAATATATTTATAATATATTTGCATGGATGTTGACATATATCAATATATATTACAAATAAGTGTTGCAATTATATTTAGATGTATTATAATACTTACACCAGCAATAAAGCTGGTACACGAAAAGGAGATTCAAAATGAAGACAGAAATGGAACTGCACTTTGCAATGCAAGATGCCAAAAACGAGTACACCAGATTTAAAAACCTTCGGAAGGTGACAAAGACAATTTGGGATAGAACGCAAGATTGCACAGACAAAGCGATATACAAAAATTTGGGCGTGAAGCTAAAAGACTTGGGTATGAAGTTAGCGATTGCAAGAATGTCATACAAAGGGGCTGTAGCTGACAGGCAAGAACGCGAGCATGAGATAGCAGTTGAACTACATTACAACTACTAATAACCAACAGGGGCGCAAGCCCCTACTAAGGAGATACGATGAAAAAATTTATAATAGATTGGATTTACCCAATGGCAATTGGTGCTTCAATGGCTTTTGCATTTGTATACGCTTTAATCTACTAATCATAAAAAAGGATAAGACATCATGGCACACGAAATTACAATCAGAAGTAACAGCTTTGCAGAAACGGCATTTGTTGGGGATACTCCTTGGCATGGCTTGGGGCAGCAGATACATGAGGACTCCACTATTGAGGAGTGGGCGGTACAAGCTGGCATGAACTGGGATGTATGTTCCAGCCAAGTTGAATACAGTATGCCACCATTTGGACACCAGCATTTCTTAGGGCAGAACGTACTGTACAGGTCAGACACAGGGTTGCCACTATCTGTAGTATCAGACAAATATAAACCTGTGCAGCCGATTGAATGTTTGGAGTTCTTCAGGAATCTCATTGTAGACAACGGCTTTAAGATACAAGTAGCTGGAACTTTGAAAGGTGGCAAACGACTATGGGCTATCGCTGACACAGGGCGGTACGCAGAGGTCACAAAGGGCGATGGGGTTGGTGGTTACTTACTGCTTTCGACTTCATGCGATAGAACGCTATCTACAACGGCTAGGTTTACATCCGTGAGAGTGGTTTGTAATAACACCCTGCAGATGGCTATGGAAGACAACAGTCATTGCGTTAGCTTTACACATATGCAGAACTTCAATGTTGGTGCAGCCCAAGACAAGCTGATGAAGGGCGTAGAATCCTTTGGCAGCTTCATGCAAATGGCTCAGTATATGCAGACACAGCAATTGAATTCAGATGCAGCCAATGCGTTCCTAGCTGGTTTGGTGAGTACATTTACACAGGTGGATGGTGAGGGTTACGACATAACGCAGAATAGAACGTATGCGAAAATCCTTAGACTCTTTGATGGTGAAGCAAAGGGTGCTAATTTGGTAGGGCATACAAAGTGGGGTATGCTCAATGCTGTTACCGAGTATTATGACCACCTGAAGCCAGCGCAGACTACTGATGCTAGACTTGATTCAGCATGGTTTGGTGCTGGGAATAAAGTGAAGGAATTGGCTGTTAAGATGTTAGTTGCTTCATAATACATTACCTGTCATACTTGCCCCTTCTATTACAGGAAGGGGTTTTTTTATGTCATACACACCTACGAAAGCCGTAACAAAAATCAGGGAGTTATTTCGCAAGGTTGGCAAGCCTATGTATTTGGCTAACATCAAAGCGCAGTTGCCAGAACTAGAAACATCATCTATCTCAATGACACTATGCTATTTTATGAAACAGCGTTATGCCACCAGAGAGTTAACACCTAATATTGTTGAGAAGCAGCGTAAAAAGATATGGCTATACACCTACCATGACAAACGGCTTCCAAAGCCACAGACATTTGAATTAGCAGAAGGAGTTATAGCAATCAATTGCCATAAACACGCATAGGGAAGCGTTAATTTATTTACTGACTAAATTAAATTTGTAATATTTAGTCACTAATTTTATTTTGTAATATTTAGTCACTAATTTTATTTTGTAATATTTAGTCACTAAATTAAATTTGTAATATTTAGTCACTAATTTTATTAACTTTTATTTAGTCACTAATACTCATAAGGGATAAGCATGAAGATTAGCCAAGTAGAGGTCAGCAAGTTAAGTGAGTATGGCAAAAACTCAAGAACTCATAGTGACGAACAAGTAGCGCAGTTAGCAAAATCCATTGAAGAGTTTGGCTGGACTAACCCCATACTGGTTGATGCTAATAATATGGTGATAGCAGGGCATGGAAGGCTGCTGGCTGCGTTAAAATTGAATATGGCTACTGTGCCATGTATTCAACTAAAAGATATGTCACAAGCCCAAATAAGGGCATATGTCATTGCAGACAA